CTACGTCCGAGGTGCTGATAGACCCGATACCCTCCGTGGAGTCTCCCTCACCTACGCAGTCCTTGACGAAGTTGCCGACATCAAGCCCGAAGCGTGGGAGCAAGTTATCCGAGCCTCTCTCTCCGATAAAAAAGGAAGAGCCATGTTCATCGGAACTCCCAAAGGAAGAAACTGGTTCTACGATCTGTTTAGATTGGGCGAAGGCGCAGAGGATAAAGACTGGAAATCTTGGCACTTCACCACAAGAGACAACCCCCTGATCGACCCAACTGAGATTGAATCAGCCAAGAAAACCCTGTCTTCCTTTGCTTTCAAGCAAGAATACATGGCTAGTTTCACCAATGCTGGTAGCGACATCTTCAAGGAAGAATGGATTAAATACGGGGTTGAGCCTGAACACGGCAGTTACTACATAGCCTGTGACTTGGCAGGATTTGAGGAAGTTGCCAAACAAGCGGCTAACTCTAAGAAAAGGCTAGATCAGACTGCTATTGCCATTGTGAAGGTAACGGATGATGGCAAATGGTTTGTCAAAGAGATTGTTTTTGGGCGTTGGGACATCCGTGAGACTGCGGCAACGATCCTATTGAAGATGCGGGAATACCGACCTTTGGCTGTTGGAATTGAGAAAGGTGCGCTTAAAAACGCAGTTTTGCCATATTTATCTGACCTAATGCGTAAAAATAATGTATATTCGCATATAGTTGACTTAACGCATGGCAACAGGAAAAAGGCTGACAGAATTATCTGGAGTCTCCAAGGGCGGTTTGAGCATGGACGTATTGTGCTGAACTCTGAGGAGGATTGGGATGAATTTAAAGATCAACTTCTTTTGTTTCCCGCCATCGGAGTGCATGATGATTTGCCAGATGCTCTCTCATATATAGATCAAATGGCTGTTACCTCATACTTTGTTGATGACCAAGATGAAGAGTGGGAGCCAATAGACATAATTAGCGGGGTTTGATAATGGCAACAGATAAACAAGTTGGTATGGAACAAAATGAGTTTGACGAGCCAACTGAGGCTGACAAAGAACTTGTTGGATTTGTTGTAGACCACTGCAATCGGTGGCGTGACTACCGAGATGTTAACTTTCTCCCTGATTGGCTAGAGTACGAGCGCATCTTCCGTGGTCAATGGGCTTCTGAAGACAAAACCCGTGAGTCTGAGCGTTCACGAATCGTTACCCCTGCTACCCAACAAGCCGTAGAGACTCGCCATGCTGAGATCATGGAAGCAATCTTTGGTCAAGGCGACTTCTTTGATATTGAAGACAACCTCCAAGATATAGGCGGCAATGAGATAGATGTTGAGTTAATCAAGGCTCAACTGATGGAAGACTTCAAGAAAGACAAAATCCGCAAAGCAATCGACCAAATTGAGTTGATGGCTGAAATCTACGGCACAGGCATTGGCGAGATTGTGGTGATGACTGAGACGGAATATATCCCTTCAACTCAGATGATCCCAGGCCAAGTCGGACAAGCGGCTATCGGAGTTTTAGAGAAAGACAGAATTGCTGTCAAGATTTCTCCCGTAAACCCAAAGAACTTCTTGTTTGACCCTAACGGCACAAGCGTAAATGACTGTATGGGCGTGGCTATCGAGAAATATGTCTCTATCCACAAAATTGTCCAAGGCATAGAAAAGGGTATCTACCGAAAGGTAGACATTACCACTACTGGTGAAGACACAGACTTAGAGCCTACCCAAGAGGTTAGCCAATATCAAGATGAGAAGGTTCTTCTGCTGACCTACTACGGCTTAGTTCCACGGGAATACTTAAATAATCTCAATGAAAACAAAGACATAGTAGAGTTATTTCCAGAGAATTCTGCGGCAGATGACTACACAGATATGGTGGAAGCCATTGTTGTCATAGCAAATGATGGTCAACTGCTCAAGGCAGAAGAAAACCCATACATGATGAAGGATCGCCCTGTCTTGTCCTATCAGGATGACACAGTACCGAATCGCTTATTGGGTCGTGGCACAGTAGAAAAAGCGTTCAATATGCAAAAGGCTATTGATGCTCAGACTCGTAGCCACCTAGATTCTCTCGCCCTGACAACTAGCCCAATGGTTGCGATGGATGCGACTCGCCTCCCACGAGGAATGAAGTTTGAAGTCAAGCCTGGCAAGGCAATCCTTACCAATGGCTCACCTTCAGAGATTCTGATGCCCTTCAAGTTTGGTCAAACTGACCCCAACAACTTGGCTACGGCACGAGACTTTGAGCGTATGTTGTTACAAGCAACGGGGACTCTTGATTCCCAAGGCATGATTAGCAATGTAGCCCGTGATGGTGGTCAAGGCGGTATGTCAATGGCTGTGGCTTCTATCATTAAGAAGTACAAACGCACATTGGTTAACTTCCAAGAAGATTTCCTAGTCCCGTTTATCAAGAAAGCGGCGTTCAGGTTCATGCAGTTTGACCCAGAGCGTTATCCTTCTGTGGACATGAACTTCATTCCTACGGCTACTCTTGGCATTATTGCCCGTGAGTACGAGCAACAGCAGTTTATTGGTTTGTTGCAGACACTTGGCCCGAACACACCCGTCTTGCCAATCATCTTGAAGGGCATTTTGGCTAATTCAAGCCTGTCTAACAGGTACGAGTTGATGCAAGCCTTGGATAAGATGAATCAACCTGATGAGCAAGCACAGCAATTGGCGCAAGTTCAGCAACAATTGGCATTGCAAGCGGCTCAAGCACAGATTGCAGTTCAGACTACTCAGGCAGAACAGAATCGTGCAGAGGCTACTAAGTTGACAGTCGAGGCTCAGTTGATGCCACAAGAAGTTCAAGCCAAGATGAGTGCATCTTTGACTAAGAATCTGCCTAATCAGGATGAAGCGGCAAGCCGTGAGTTCGATAAAAGGGTTAAGATTGCGGAGTTGATGCTCAAAGAAGCAGACATCAAGAATAAGTCTAAAATTGTTGAGTTACAGATGGCTGATAAACAGAACAAAGTGCAAGGAATGGAGCAAGACTTCCTTGACCAACTGACAAGACAACTATCTTCAAACCCACCAAAGGGTGAATAATGGATATTGAAAGCCTAGCCAAGGAGTTAATCCTTAAAAACATGAATCCTGAACAGCAATTGGCTGTTTTGGATGGGATTAAGGCTTCTGTCGCCCAAGCCAAAGAGGTTCAAAAGCAACGCATTGGTGAAAATGTAGGTTTAGTAGTCGATGCGCTAAAGAAAATTGAATCCGACATCCGTTCTCGCTTTGATGAAGTGGGAAACGCCATTGAAAAACGAGTTGCCACCATTAAAGATGGAAAAGATGGCAAAGACGGAAAGGATGGCAAGAATGGCAGAGATGGACGTAACGGAAACCAAGGCGTTCAAGGAATTAAAGGCGAAGATGGCAGAGATGGGCGTGATGGTCTGGACGGGACTGATGGTATTAGTGTCACCTCTGCTCGTATTGATTTCGATGGTAGCCTTGTCATTAGCCTTTCTAGTGGTATTGAACTCAATGTTGGTGAAGTTGTTGCTCCTGATCTTGCGGAATCCATCAAAGTTATTACTAATGGTGGTGGCACTTCTCAGTCTGTCCTTGATACCCTAGCCTCCCTACAAACACAGATAACAAACCTGATTCCTAGTCAAACAGGAAACTCAGGCAAGTTTTTAACTACTAATGGAACTGTTCTTTCTTGGTCTTCTGTGGCTGGTGGTTTAAGTTATCAAGGAACATGGAACGCATCTACCAATACGCCTACATTGGTTAGTGGTGTGGGTGTAAATGGCTACTACTACATAACGTCAACGGCTGGTTCTACTAACTTAGACGGCATTACTGATTGGCAAATTGGCGATTGGCTGATGTTTAACGGCACAGTCTGGCAAAAGATTGACCAAAGCAACCTAGTCACTTCTGTTAATGGACAAACTGGTGCAGTATCGGTAGGAACTGTTACTTCTGTGGCGGCAACGGCTGGAACAGGAATTAGCATATCTGGTAGCCCAATCACATCAAGTGGCACTCTGACCATTACAAACTCTGCCCCTGATCAGACAGTTGCTTTAACTGGTGGCACAGGCATAACAACTAGCGGAACTTATCCTAACTTCACGATAACCAATAGTGCGCCAGATCAGACAGTTGCGTTGACCCAAGGCGGTACAACAACGATAACTGGCACATACCCCAACTTCACTATTTCCTCTGCTGACCAGTTCCAAGGAACAGTTACTTCTGTAACAGGAACTTCTCCAGTAGTATCAAGTGGCGGTGCAACCCCTGCTATTTCCTTGTCTGCTGGTTATGGCGATACGCTAAATCCTTATGCCTCCAAGACTGCTAACTATGTCTTAGCCGCACCCAATGGAAGCGCAGGAGTTCCAACATTTAGGGCAGTTGTTGCCGCTGACATTCCTACGCTGAATCAGAATACTACGGGAACTGCGGCAAACATTACTGCGTCTAGCAATAGCACATTGACGACATTAAGTGCTTTAAGTCTCCCAGGCTCTCAAGTCTCAGGAAACATATCAGGCAATGCGGCTAATGTGACGGGAACTGTGGCTGTTGCTAATGGCGGTACTGGTTTAACTTCTACTCCTACCAATGGTCAGATTGATATAGGTAATGGAACAGGATTTACACGGGCAACATTGACAGGAACTGCTAGTCAGGTATCTGTTACCAATGGTGCTGGTTCTATAACGCTAAGTCTTCCATCAACTATCAATGTCAACACAAGTGGTTCTGCGGCATCGCTTTCCGCTACATTGGCTATTGCGTCAGGCGGTACAGGACAGACTACGGCTGATGCCGCTTTTAATGCTCTAGCCCCTAGTCAGACAAGTAACTCAGGCAAGTATCTAACAACAGATGGAACGAACACATCTTGGGCAAGTGTAAGTTCTGGTTCTGGAACTGTTACATCTGTTGCGGCAACTGTTCCATCATTTTTATCAATTAGCGGAAGCCCAATTACTACCTCTGGTACTTTGGCAATTTCTTATTCTGGGACTGCATTACCAGTT